TATACTCCCTCAACTTGGTATTTTCGTGGACTATGGGAACAGATGGAACTCATATAATCCTTAACACCTTCATATGATATTCCCTCATTAATCTCAAAGGGAGCACCATAATATTCATTATCTACAAACTTATATGTGTAGTCATGTCTTTGGCAGAAAGAAATAATTCTATCTAATAATCCAATATAAATTCTCTTTGATCTCATATCGAATAGGTGGATCTCTCCATTCCAATTCCTATTCCGATATTGTGGCATAAACTTTGCACCCTCTACCTCAAAGGTAAAGTGGTCTCTTAACTCATACTCAATATGAGGTTCTGAATCAATTTTTAAAAATACTTCGTTAGACTTGGATATAACGACGTTAGCTGATGTATCAATCACCTAGTCCATGCGTCTAGGAGTATTTAGATACCCTTGTCAAGTATCGTTCTCTACAATCCTATTCACCATTTTAGTTAAAGATTCTGATTTTTTATCTCTTTCAAAATAAGTATTCTCATAGATTTCATATAATTCAGGTTTTTCTTTTTTTAATTTTGCAATTTTCTTTTCTAAATACTCCTTATATTCTTCCATTTCTTCTATAGAGCATTCCATATTAGAAAAATCTATAGTATCCCATATTTGAAGAAAATGGAAATGATTATAATTTCTGTGCTCTTCATTATGCTCTTTTACAATATCCCAAAAATCTACTCCTTTTTTCTTTGCAATATACTCAACAAACTTAATATACGCTCTACCATCTTTTTTATTTTGATCGATAGTTATATCACACATATGTTCTTGTAATATAGGATCAAACCTATGACTAACATACATAAATTCCTTTTTTTTAACTTGTATAGTTTCCCAATCTTTATTATAAGTTTTTTCTTTATGATGATAGGGACAAAGAAACTGGCACTTATCAACTTCTTCAATAAGATTTACCCATTTATAACTCAATCTTGATTTAACATCAAATGATTTAGTTGTGGGTTCTATATGATCTAATTGCAAATTAACCGTACAATTGCAACCAGGTACAGCACATTTATAACCCAATCTCATTTTAATTCTTTCCCAATTCCTAGATGCACATGGGGACATTTTGTTATTTGATTTAGACATTATCCTAATCCAGAATTAAATTTCATAAACTCAATTGCATTCTTAATCTGATATGTTCTGTTCTGTATTACCTTAAGAATACTTTCCAAGTATACCAACATTGTATCATAATAGTCAATCTTTAATGAACAAGTAGATAATTTCTCATCTGCATCCAAATACTTGGTCATCGTATCTTTATCCCGTATCTTCTTCCCAAAGGGATTCTCTACGTATACTTGTGGATCTGCTTTCCCACTAAAATACTCATACCGTTCATGACGGATATTCTTTCTTTGTTGCTCTGCCTTCTTTCTTAATAGGAAGATGGTATTATAAAGTTCAAAGTATTTTGCATGAAGAGAGGGGACGTTCAATGATTCTTCGTGTAGATTATCTCTATCGATCTTTGCATCTTTTTCCCACATCTCTTGAAGTTTCTCAAGAGTTACACTCATAAAAGGTTATTTTCTAAATCAGTAAGGTTGTATATAGTATACTTGAAACTCACCTCTGCTGTAAAGTACTCGATATCTGTATCAGTTGCATCGAAAGATACAGTTGAAAGACTATAAGGGAACATGTCATTAAATACCACCTGAAACTTTGGAACTAAATTGCTACTTAATATCTGAAGGGTTCCATCAGAATAGATATTATCTCCTTCTTGTCCAAATTTATTCATACCAAGAATATTTTCCTTTTCTAATTCATCAAATTCTTTCAGACTGTCTGGAAAACCAAGACCTCTAATCCAATTTTGCAACTCCATATAATTTACTAGATCTTCATCAACAAGAAATCTTAAATTAAGATCTCCAAATTCAATCTTATCACCAGGCACATCAATATCCTTAAGATATGTTGGTTGCACTGCAATTCCTAAATCTAGTGATGGTATATTTGCTTGATTACAAAAGAACGCAACACCAGGAGCTCTCTTCAATCCAAACTTAAACCCAACTGGTGAGAGAAAGTTTCGATTATCAATAGGAGTTCCTGGTCTTTCAGCAGGTGGTTTTCTTTTCCTAGTGGACATTATTCAGTAACTACTGTTGCACCTATGAACCCACCATTCTTACCTTCTTTACCAGTTTGCTTAACCATATTGTCAGCATTGGTTTTGTTGGTTAGTTGAGTTCTATCAGCATATGTTTGAGTCCATGTAGTTGGAGACTTCCAATATACATCTCCAGATACTAAAACACCTGGTTTTTTAATGTGATAAGGCATTTTTCTTCGATAACTTTTAACTATTTATAGACCTTTGTGTGAAATCAATTCCTTCCATATGATCATACTCATGTTGGAAGATTCTTGCAATAAATCCAATTAGTCTTTCTTTATGTATATTTTTACCTTCGTCTTCGTATTTTACTACAACAGAACTAGGTCTAGGTATATCTAAAAATAATTCTGGATAAGAAAGACAACCTTCTTCCATAGTTACTATCTCTTTTGATTCTTTTATAATCTTTGGATTAAAACAAGTAATCGTTTCTTGTGTGTCCATATCATACATCATCACAAATACTCTTTCTTTTATACCTATCTGATTAGCAGAAAGTCCTACACCCCTATTATGAAACATATTTTCAGTAAGGGTATATGATAATTTTGATCGATCCAAATTATAACTACACTTCTTTATCTTGTTGTGTAGCAAAGAATCATCTGATGGGATTAAAGTCTTTAACATCTTAATATTTATTATAACACAAAAAAAAGACCCTGCCGAAGCAGAGTCTTTGAAGAAATATAAGCGTCTCGCTTACATGAGGTTCTTAACAGCAACACGTCTGTAGTAACGGTTTGAGTTAATAGTAAGAGCACCAAGTCCTTCAGTAAGACCTTCTGCGAATGGGTTAGCAACCAATCCGTAACGAGTCTTAAATCCGATCTTAGGCTGGAAGGTGTTCTCTCCAACCGCACGAACCATCTGTAGTGGAACGTATGGGCAGTAGAATAATCCAGCGTCATAAGGTGAAGTACCCTTATAACCAACAACATAGTACTGATTACCGTTTGCAGTGTTATCAGAAGCAAGGTTAGCAGAATAAGGATCGATGTATACTCTATACTTACCTTGTAATGTTCCAGCAAATGTATTGCCAGTATCATCAACGTTAAGGTTAGCATTAAGAGCAGGTGTGTAGTCAAGTACACCAGCCATTGTTAGTGCAGAAGCAACGTCAGCAGAACAAAGGATGATGTTACCCTTTCCACGACGAGTTCTCTGTGCGATAGCGTTAGCATCTCTTTCTATCTGGAATAGAAGTCCCTTGAACTTCTCAACTGACCATCTACCGTTTGAGTCGATGTCTAGGTCAAAGATTCCTGGAGTTGCAACGTTCTGTGAAGCACCTTGTTCAGCAGTCTTGTAGATAGTTCTAATAACTTCTCTGTTGATTTCCGCAAGGATTTCAGTAGAAAGGATATTAGCAAGTTCTGCTTCAGCATTAAGACCATGAATTGCTTTAAGGTCTTGAGCTAGTTCTAAACTGTACTCTGCCTTGAGGGCTCTTGACTTCGCAGTCACAGTGACTTTCTCGATTGAGAATGCCATCTGGTTGAATTCGTTAGCAGTACCGTTACCAAGCTTTTCAGCATGGTCTGTACGCATACCTTGACCAGTATTGTATAGTTTGTTCTGAGCTGCAGTAGTTGCAGATGGGTTAAGAACAGCAGGGTTAGTTCCTGTCTGACCTGTTGTACCCATACCTGTAGCAACACTACTTAATCCAGAAGTTAGGTCGTGTGCATTGTTCTGTCCAGAGAATGCAGAGTTAACCTCATCATAGAAGGTCTCCTCTCCAGTCATATTCTTATATCTGGATCTCATTGCGAAGATAAGTCCAGTAGGACCACTCATTGGTTGAACACCAGCAAGGTCATAAGCGACCAAGTTAGGCATTGCTCTTCTAATCAATGAGATTAGAACTGGGTCAAAACCAGCAACAGGACCACCAGCTTCGGCAGTACCACTGAAACCAGGCTTTCCAGCTACTGATCCAGTATTGTTTGTTGGTTGCTCGGTGAGCATTGTAGTGCCATTTTCAAATGCACTTTGCTCTCTTAAAAATTTTTCTTGGTTTTCTAACAGGACTGCGGTAACGGCCTTTCTATGATTATCCTTAATAGGGTCCATGCCCTCGTAATCAAGTAAAGGAGCCCACTTTTCCTGCAGTTGTTCTGATTGGAACATTTGCTTTAGTTAATAGGTTTACTTAAATTTTGAAATCAGTTATTTTGTTAAACCACGTAGAGTGTTCATATATGAAGCCATAGAACCTGATACATCAGCACCAGCATGATCTACACCTTCTGATAGACTCTCGGATTTAGCATTTGGAGATACACTCTTTGTAGGGAAATAAGATTCCTTAAGTGTCTCCAACTTATCACGATAAGATTGCTCACTTGCAAACTCTACACTTTCGGAAAGTGAGGCGAGCTTCTCTTTCTGAGTGTCTGCAAGACCTTCAGAAACTGATTCGAGGATTCCGTTAGCAACTGACTCACCGAGTCTGCTGTTTAGGGAAACGTTCTTCTCAATTTGCTCGTTGAGTTTTGTTTCCATTTCATCTAGTTTTTCTACCATACTCTCAAGTACATCATATTTTTCTTCAGGGATAGTTACATAATGTTCTTCAAAAAGACCTTTTAGACCAGTCATAAAGGATTCTGTTAATTCTTCCTTAAGACCCGCCTCTACTGCAAGTTGATTCTCAGTGAACCACTCGTCAGCAACATATTCTAGGTAGGAATCAACACGCTCATTAAGTGCTGATTTGATTTCGGTTACTTCCTCAAGAAGTTTTGCTTCGTACTCAGCATCAAGAACTTCCTTGATTTCAACAACCTTACCTTTGATTGCTGCTTCAAGAATTGTCTTTGCCTTTTCTCTAAACTCTTCAGAAAGTTCTTCACCTTCTACAAGAGCTTTAACATCATCATCGATGCTTATCTCTGTGTATGCAGGTGCTTCAGCAACAGGTGCTTCTTCTTCCGAAACTACTTTTTCAGTTGCTGCAGGTTCTTCTGCAACTACTTCATTAGTAGTAGACTCTTCCTCTTCTATTACAGGTGCGTCGGATTCTTCCTCTTCCTTCATGCCCTTCATTGGCTCTGCTGGCTTCGCACCCTTATTAACTACGTCTCTAACTTGCTTCAAAGTTCCACCTGCTGGCTTCAACTTTGCAGAGTCATTAGTTGGACTGTAGTTATCTGGAGTAGGTCCACCTAGATCTTCCACCTGCGGTGAGTTATTTGGTGTTGACACGTTGGAAGCGTTGCTTCCAGCTTTAGGTAATGCATCTCCAGCTGCTGCGTTTGCATTTACAGCAGTTTTGGATTGCTTCGTGCCTACTTCCATTTCTTGTAATTCGTTGCCACTAGACATTTGAGTAATCTCCGATTTCCTGTAAAAAGTTAAAATCTATATTTATTTATAAACCCAGTATTTACAATGAGTTAATAAACTCATTAAAAAGACTTAATTTATGTTCTTCGAGTCTTTTTTGGGTAGCAAGAGACTCAATCTTGTTTTTAGTTTGGTTAGCAATTTGCTCACGGAATGTATTTCCTTCCCAGATCCATTCTTTACCTTCCATAATACCCTCAACAAATGCATCGGGTGCAGAAGGATCAGCGACTATATCTGCTGCTGTTGCTAACATAAAGTCATCACCCACAACATTAAATCCCTCTTTGGTAGGTTTTAATGAACCAATACCACGAGATGAAACACCGAGTTTTACTCCCTCTTTAATTAATGAAGATGCAATGGAACCCATTGGTGTATCTAGAATCTTTGCCCTACCAATAAAATTAGAACCACTTTCTTTTAGTGAAACAATTTTATGTGAAACTCTATCGAGATTTACAGTTGGACCATCAGGATGACCTAATTCTCCAAGTGCTCTTCCAGAAGTAATATTAGATTCGTTATATCTGGCAACTTCACGCTGTAAAGTTTCCATAGGATACATTCTACCATTACGGTTTTTAATGTTTCCTTGTAGAAAGATACCTTCTATATAAAGGTTTTGCTTCCCATTTTTTAGTCTTTCAGTAATAAATTCTACTGATTCTATTTCTTCTCTAATAAGTTTCATTGGGAATCATTTACGTCCTATAAAATTTATTTATAATTACTGATCAGCCGATGCCTTTTCAGCAGCAACTTCTCCACTAATATGAGCAGCATTATCATTAACAGCATCCTGCACTTCCGCTTCAGATTCTGCATCTGCACTAAATGTTTGTGCTGCTACTTCAGGTTTTGTAGCATCAATCTTTTCTGCTGATTTAGCAAAAAGAATATCCTTAATCTTATCACTTACTGCTGCTGGTGATTCATCAGCAATAATCATATCCATTAAATCATTAGTTATTTCAGGCATGGTAAAATAATAGTGTCGCCATTTTATTTATACACTATCTGCAGCGTTGTAATTTGACTCCATAATCATCGCAAATAAAATACGTTTCATATAATTTAAATCTGCTGTTGATTCTTGTTGATGAGATGGTCTTGCACCTGAAATAGGTCTATTTTCATGATAAAAGACCACTGAATTATACAGAAGTCTTATCTCACTTTCTTTTAAATTTATATTAAAAATATGATCTTCACTACTATCTCTAGGGATAGGCACTATATTTCTCCACCTTTCGGTTTAACTATATTAGCATCCATAGTTGTTGCTTTAGCATCTACATCCATTGATCTTAATGCAGCATCTGGTTCGGGTTCAGTTGCACCAAGTTGAGAAGGATCAACAGGTCTCATTCCACCACTACCTTCTGGATCTAACATCATTTCTTGGTCAATTGCCATTGGATCAGCAATAATACCATCCTTAATCTCTTTTTTAATTATCTTATCCTGTTCTAGTATTTCCTCATCAGTTTGACGTAATACTCTACGACGAATCCAATCTTGAGAATAATACTTACCAACATAAGGTTCAACAGTAGCAAGCAAACCTAATCTTTCATTCATTAGTTCTGCTTCTTTTAATTCAGTAAAATGATTATCGTATAAGAAATCGAACTGAATATGCTCACTCATTATCTCCCAATCTTCAGGAGTGACAATGTTCTTAAGCAATAACTGGGTTCTCAAGAAGTCTATGAATAGACCAGAGAATCTCTTTCTTAAACGACCTACAAACTTACTAAATTTAACCTCATCTCTTAATATCTCTGAGGATCTTCCCAAGTTGAATCCTCCCTCTCCGTCCATTCTTGATGAGGGTACATTGAGCGACCTATATAATTTCTTTTTGAAGTACTCAATATCCGTGATCTCCCCCAAGTTTTGACCTCCAGGAAGAGTAGAAATTTCAGTTCCACGCCCTCCTTCTCTTCGAGGTAGCCAGAAATCTTCCAGCATCGCCATGTACTTTTTGTCATCTCGGATCTCTCCTGTGCCAGCGTCGTATACAAGTTTGTTACGATATCTCATCATCACGTCACGGAGATATTGCTCTGCCTTTACTTTCGGTAGATTTCCAACATC